ATCAATGTTCAAGATCGCCGTCGCCGCCCTGTCAGCGGTTGGGCTCATGTCATGCACGGCGCATGACGCTTCGGCTCAACGCCCCTCCGCCGCCTCGTCGTCAGAGACGCCGCGCCTCTCGCCGGGCCAGGGGCGCCTTTCGGCCTACACCTCGATCAATCTGCGGATGTTCGAGACCCTCGGCGCCTGCGAGCATCTCAATCGCGACGGCGCCGGCGATCAGGCTTTCGCGGCCCACCTCCGCCGCCACGCCCCGACCGCGGACCAGGCCGAACGTCGCGCCCTCCGCGAAGCCTATGACAGAGGCCGCAGCCCCGCCGTCGTCTCGCGTCAGACGCCCGAAACCTGCGCCATCGCCCTGCGCGGCTACGACCAGGAAACGCCCGGCCTGCACGGCCGCCGCGACGACCGCCCTCTCGCCTCGCCCAAGCTCTGAACCATGCAGATCGTCTGCCTGGCCGGCCGCTAGGTCCGCTACGACTTGCGGTTCAGCTTCACCAGGCCGAACCCCACGGCGAAGCCCAACAGCAGGCCTATGGCCATGTTGTCGATCAGCGCGCCCAGGATGATGCCTCCGCACACGCCCAGAACAAAGGTTCCGCCGCTCTTCTTGTCCATCGCCCGCCCCCGCCCTGCGAAGGCCGCATCAGCCTTCGCAGGGCCGAAGTCGTCAATCTGTTTTCGCTCGGAACCGCGCGCCCGGCAGCATCGGAAACGTCACCAGCGACACCTCCCACAACTCCGCCCGGCTCAGCACCCTTAAGCGCCCGTCGCGCCGCGCCTTCATCGCGCGAAAGCCGATCGACAGCCCGTCCAGCGCCCCGGCCCGCGTCAGGGCGGCCGCATAGCGGGCCTCGGCGGACCAGTCCTCGATCCGCCCCTCGACCCACAGGCCGCGCTCGTCCTCGACCATCCGCTCCCAGACGCCGACCACCGCGCGGCTCTCGTGCTGATGCAGCATCCGCACCCCGCCCGCGCCGGTCTTGGCCAGACTGTCCGCGAAGACCCCGCGCGCCGTCACGTCGCCGTTCAGATCGGCCACGCCCCACAGCGAAGCGTAGCCAGCGATGAATAGCGTCCCTCTCCCCTTGCGGGAGAGGGAGACCGCGCACGGCGGCGCAGCCGTCGTCCTCGCGCGGTCGGGTGAGGGGTCGCGCAACCCCTCATCCGGCCCTTCGGGCCACCTTCTCCCACAAGGGGAGAAGGACGAGCGCTTCCCCATCACTTCCCCTCCAACTGTCGCTCGATCCGCTCGACGGCCGCGCGCACGGCCTCGCCCTGCGCCTCCAGCCGCGCCAGCCGCTCGGCGACCAGTCTCTGCTCGTCCACCCGCTGCTCCAGAGTCGCGATCCGCGCCGCCGCCCCGCCCGCCCACACCAGGCCGCCGACCGTCTGCACCAGCAGGGCCGCGATCAGGGCGACGGGCATCTTCTTCATCGCCTCCATCACGCCTCCACCCCGGCCATCCGGCGCCGTTCCTCGTCGGTCAGGAAGCTCGCCGCATTCAGCCGCGCCCACAGCGCATCCCGCTCGGCCTGCAGGGCCGGAACCGCATCCAGATCCGGCTCGATCCGGCAATCAACGAAGCGCCCGCCCAGCCAGCCCGTCATCGCCCAGGCCGCCTTCCGCACCAGCGGGATCACCGTCCCGCGCCAGAAGGCCGCGTTCGCCTCGCGATAGTTGGCGTAGGTCGCATCCCCCGGTATCCCCAGCAGCTGCGGCGGCACCCCGAAGGCCAGAGCGATCTCCCGCGCCGCTGCATGTTTGCCGGCGATGAAGTCCATGTCGTGCGGCGTCAGGCTCATCGGCTTCCAGTCCAGCCCGCCTTCCAGCAGCAGCGGCCGTCCGGCGTTGCGCGCCCCGGCATGGGCCTCGCCCAGCTCCGCCTTCAGCGCCTCGAACTGGTCCGCCGTCAGCCGCTCCCCGTCCTTCGACCCATAGACCAACGCCCCCGACGGCCGCGCCGCATTGTCCAGCAGCGCCTTGTTCCAAGCCCCCGACGCATTGTGCACGTCGATGGCGAAGGCCGCCGCCTCCAGCGGTGAAAATCCGTAGTGATCGTCCGTCGGGTGAAACAGCTTCAGATGCATCACCGGCGACCAGCCGTCGCCATGCCGCGCGATCCGCACCGCGCGCCCGCCGACCGCATACTCATAGGCCTCAGGCCAACCCGCCCGTCCCGGCACCACCTTCACCCGATCCGGCCGCAACGCCCACAGCTCATCCGGCGCCCCGTCTCCGTCAGCGTCGCCCGTCGCCTCGACATAGGCGTTGCCCGCCGTCTGCAGCGCGCCGTACAGCGCCTCCATCAACTCAGCCCCCGACTGCTCGGGATTAGGCTTGTCGATCAGCCGCGCCAGCGGATGATCTGCGCTCCGCACGCCCCCGACCATGACCATCAACGGCGTCGAGGCCGCCGCCTCCGCGATCATCCGCACGCAGCGATAGGCCACGGCGTTCTTGCCGAACCCTTCTTCAGCCAAGTGCGCGTAGTCGCGCGGCGTCCACCGCGCTCGCCCCGCGCCCGTCAGGGCGATCAACGGCCCCGCGCGGCTATCCTTGATTTCGGGCGCAGCAACGCGCCGCCGACCGAACGGTCGTCGCCAATCCATATGGTTCTCCATGATCTCTTACCCTTCTCCCCTTGTGGGAGAAGGAAACCGCTAAAGCGCCCGCAATCTCGGCTGCGTCTTCCCGGCCAGCAGCAGATGCGTCAGCGCCCAGACCAGGGCATCCGCGCGGTCGGGACTCTTCGCCCCCGGCGTCTCGCTGCCCAGCGCCATCATCTCTTCTTCCAGCGCCGGAAACGCGCCGCAGTGGACCACCCGCCCCTGCTCGTAGAGCGCCGCCACCGGCTCGGCCCGCGCCTTCTTCGACCTGCTGGCGTGAACCAGCTTCACCTGCGCCGGACAGTCCGCCTGCCCCAGCAGGGTCCGCACCATCTCCCCGCCCTGATTGGCCTCGGCCAGCACCAGGTCGGCCTCGAACTCCCGCGCCGTCTCGGCCACGCGCCGCGCCCATCCGGCGGGCGACAGGCCCCGCGCTGAGCGATCCGCCAGCACATAGCCCGTCCTGTCTTTTCGCCCCGCCGCCACGATGCCGCAGGCGTCGCCGTGGGCGCTGGCGGGCGGGTCCACCGCCACCACCACCCGCTCGAACCGCGCCGGACGGCTTCCCCGCGCCCGCGCCAGATCCTCGGCCCGGAACAGGGCGCCGTCGGCCTCGACCACCAGCCCCTCCATCTCCTGCGCCTCCAGCCGCGTCCCGGCGTAGAGCGCCTGCAGATGCCCCAGAAACCCCGGCGCCAGATGGGCCGCATTGTCCTTCGTCGCCAGCCGCGCCTTCACCACCCCCGGCTCGGCCAGCAACCGTCTCAGCGCCGGGATCGGCCGGGGCGTCGTCGTGATCGCCAGCTTGGGATCGGCCCCCAACCGCAAGCCGAACCTCAAGTTCGACAGCGTCGCCTCTATGTTCCTCCAGGCGCAGAACTCATCCGCCCACGCCGCATGAAACTGCGGCCCGCGCAGGCTGTCCGGGTCTTCCGCCGAAAACGCATAGGCCGCCGCGCCCGAGGGCCAAACCAGCCTGCGCCGCCCCGCCTCCCAGCGCGGCCGGTTGTCGCCCGGCGCTTGCGCCTTCAGCCCCGACGGCCCCTCGACCATCACCTCGCGCACGTCGTGCAACGCCGGCCCCACCAGGGCGAAGGTGCGATCCTCCGTCTTGGCCAGCTCATTCATCCAGAACCCGCCCGCGAAGGTCTTGCCCGACCCGCGCCCGCCCAGCAGCACCCAGGTCCGCCAATCCGTATCAGGCGGCGGCCAGACCTGATCGTCGTTCAGCCTCGGCGTCGCCTTCAGCAGCCGCAGCAGCTCCCCGCGCGTCGCCTGATCCAGCCGCCGCTGCGCCAAACCCCTTGCGCTCTGCGACCCCGAGAAGATGATCGAGACGAGACTGCAGCTCTGCCCGCACGGTCCGTTCTTCGTCGTCGGTGATGTCACGATC